TCTTTTGGCCCAAAGCTCAATTATAATCGTCACTACTTGGGTTAGAATTCCAATCTGTTGATTTATTTCCAAAGTCTTCTCTGTGTCTCTCGTCTCCAGTCCACTTGAGCTTTCGTTTGACTTCTTTAGCAATTTTATTTACATCGTTAACGTTAATTAATCCGGATTCCATCAGATCGATCATTACTTCTGGGGGAAACAATAAACTCATTTGAATCATTGGAATACTTTTAGATTTTGTTTTATCCTTTGGTGGAAAAAGTTCATTATATAAATCCATTGGATTTTTGTTGAATTCTTCGGGAGTAGTTTCAATGGGATAAGCGGCGCCTACGGTGCCTGGCACTTCAAACATCGTTCCAAACATTTCTTTTAGAATTTTTTGCATTTCTTCGTCTGAAATCTGCTCTGGTTTTCTCAATTCAATAGAGGATTGTTTGTGATCTTTTTTTGGATTTTTGGGATAAGAAAGTGGTTTTTTCTTGTCTTTATTTTTTAGTTCTTGTGTGTAGATATTCTGTGTTTCTGCAGAAGGAACAACAGAAGAAACTATATGATCTGTTGGAATATCAGTTATTTTAGTTTCTGTTAGTTTCATCCAGTCGTGAATAGTCATAATTTCATGGGCCTGTGCGGTTACTGGATGTACAACTGTGGACATTTTAAAGATATATGGATCTTTTACAGTGTATTTTAATTTTGTTTTTTTAATTACGTGAGCAATTACTTCTTCGCCACTTTTTAGTTTAAACAGTAGGCATATTTCTGACTTCATTAAAGACCTCCTAAGCGAATGAATCGCTTGTTGTGTATAAACTTCTCTCTATTATATATAAGTATCCGTTCGTCTAGATGACGAAGTGCATGATTACGATATCGTTTCCAGTGCAAATCATCACCAATATCATATACTGTAACTTCATCTTTATTTTCAGCCTTGCGAAGTCCTCTTCCAATAGACTGTAACACTCTGATAACTGATTTTGAAGGACTGCTGAAGATGATGTTTTTTATGTTCTTGATATTGATTCCGGTAGAACAAGTACCGTAAGATGCTACAAGAATGCAATTTTCTTCAGAGTTTAAAATCTGTCTGATTTTTTCTCTGTCTTCGATGTCAGTGCCACCGTAAATGAGATAAGTTTTTTTATCACAGGTCTTTAACATCTCAAACAAAGGAATTCCATGTTTTTCCACATAATTGAATAACACAAGAGTGTTTCCCTTTGTAGATTTTGCTAAACCAGAAATAAATTTATTTCTTTTATCGTTTGCAACCAACCAATCTATTTCTTCCTGATATTTTGCTTTTTTGATTTCTTCTATATTTTTAGAAGGATATTGTAAAATTAAACATTCTATTTTCAGTTTACTCAATAAATCAGAATCTATAAGTTCTTTTGTTGTTGTAACAGAAAATACCTTACCGAACAATCCCTCAATTACCAATCTATGAGTATCTGTGCCGTCTAGGGTTCCAGTTGTTCCTATTCGATAAGGACAATCTTTCAATTTAGTCATTATTGCAGTCAATGACTTTGCTTTGAATAGATGACATTCATCCCCAAACACAACACCAAATTTAGAAAAATAATTTTCTGGTTCTTTATATAGACTTTGCCAGGTAGAGATAACAATTCTTTTTGTAGTTTCTTTAGACTGACCAGAATAAATTGCATGATATGGATTAACAGAAGAACTAGAATATTCTTGAAAATCATGTAACATTTGTGCAACCAATCCTGTATTAGGAACAATTATTAGAATTTTTTTATCAGTAGGAATTTTAGATAATAAATACTGGATCAAACTGTATATAATTAGTGATTTTCCACTACCAGTAGGAGATAACAATAATACTCGTTTATCTGTTAGTGCCTGCTTTATTGCTAACCGTTGATGATTGTGTAGTGATATACTTTGTTTATTCGAATACACAGACAAATCGTCCATGAAGTCTTCTAATTCTTTGTCTGTCGGGGGATTTTTTTCATATTTTGGATAAAATTCAGCACTATAGTTTCTTTCTTGCAAGAACAACAAAAGATGATCCAATAAACCACGATACAAATATCCATTGATCATGTTGAACAGTCTTATTTTACCGTCCCATAATCTATTTTTGTATGCAGGAGTATATTGAAAATTTGGAACTCGAAACGTGAAATACGAACTAAGTTCTTTGGCTATTCCCCGTTCACACTCTACTTGGAGATATACGGAATCTATTTCAGTGATCCGAATCATATTCCTTGAGTAAATCGTATCCAATCTAATGCAGCTCGGATATTCCAAATTTTATTTGATATTAATTTAACTACTTGTTCTAGATAATTTACCTTTTCTCTTTGCATTAGGCATTTAGATTCTAACTGAATAACATCGTTGTCTGCATGAATAAATCGATCCAAATCAGTTTTAAGAAGATTTAAATCAAATTGTTCCCATCCTTTATCTTTTAGTTGTTCTTCAGACATCTTTCCAGAATAATACAACCATTTATCTCGTAGCAGGATTCTTAGATCGTTTTCTAATTTTGCCAGAACAAGTTTCTCATCAGTATATAAACACAAATATTTGTTATGAAGTTGAGGATTCCGAGATGCCTCTTCATTCAATGCAGATTGATCTATTTTTACATCTGCATCGATCATTTTACGTATTTCTTCTATTCGCATACCAAATTATATCATAAATTTATAAAAATTCAAGCTGAAGTTTTAATATCATACCAACTGTAGGCAAAAGAGGCTTGTGCCAGTATAGGATCTGCATCTGATACAGAAGAATCAAAATTTATAGTGCTTATTTCAACGGGAAATATGTCATAAAAAGTCACAGTAGCTACTGGCGCCATTGCACTATTCATGATAACAAGAAATGCGTCCGAAACTTTATGTTCTTCTTTTAATGTTTCGTAAGTTTTATCATAACTTCCTGCCTGTTTCATCCAATTAAAGATTTCTAACCAATTTTTTATATTTTCATCCACCAAAAATCCAATAATTAGTTCATCTTGTTGATATTGTGTACCGGGTCTTCTAATGGGGGAAATTCCTGTTTGGGCGCTTTGCAAACTGGTTCCAAATTGAATCCCAGGAAGAGTTGCCCGTTGACAAAAATAATTTAATGTGGGAATTCTTTTAATATTGAAAACAAATCTATTTGATGTAAGATAATTGTTGGTGTCGGGTATAATTTGCGGAACTTGAGTGTCGTAAGAAAGAGAACCTTTTAGGTTATTGGGAAGATTCGATGAATTTGGTGTCATGCTTTATCCGATGGTAATTTTTTTGTATGAATATTAACAGTCGTGCTTAACCTCGGTGTTGACTGACTTTCAGCAGATTTAATATTTATTACATGATGTACAGATATATTGTCTGTACTTGTTGGAATAAGTGTAGCGTTTTCTGCAGTGCCTCCCTGTACCGTTATATCTATATTACTTGTTATTCCAAAAGTAGTTCCTGGCCATTGAACCATCCAATTTCTAGGGTTCCCGCTTATTTTTGTTATTGTAGGAGGAGATGATGCAGTCGATCCTGTATGGTATTTAAATAATATTAAGTCATTTGTATTTTTGTTTCCTGTGAATAATATATTATCTCTTATAGTTGAAATAAATTCATTGGAAGTTGCAAAATTATTACCAACTAGATTCCATATTATATCTCTGGTTATACCTGCAATTTCATTACCATCATATGCTGTATTTAAACTTATAGAAACATCACCCCCTGTTAATCCTAATTCCCTGACAGTAATTGGACAATCGGATCGAGGTTCAACATTTGGATCTGATTTTTTGAATAATTGAAATATATTATGACCAGATTCCCCTCTGAGTTTTGATTGTCTAGCTTCAGAAATATTATAATTTGCACCAGATTCTAATATTACAATTCTATTTCCACAATAAATTGAAAATTGACCTTCGTCTGAATGTCGATGGCCTTCAGTTGAAGCAGATCCCTTTAACCATATACAAAAATGTTTATCATTAGAAGATGTATTAGTATTAGAATTATTTATAAAAGATGGACTTTTTCTTCCCTGTCTCCACACAACAAGACGACTATGATTATAATGATTATGGTTTTTTATTGAATAATTAGATATTGGATTAAATTGTAATTGTTTTAATATAATTGCTTGTAATGTACCAGCATCAGCCGATGAATTTGGATAATGAACCTTCAAGTTTTGAATAGCTTCTAACCCTGTTAAAGCAGTATCATTTTTAAAATATTTATGATAAGTTATAGCTGCATAAGCTAAAGTTTCAGAATAATCTTCAATATCCAATACTCTATTCCCTACACTGTCATTATAGTTTGAAATATGATTTCCGGGCAAATGATGATCTAGAATCCAATTCCAATACGATTTGATCCAGTCTTTAAAGTTTAAATGCCTGTCTTCTTGGGTTGTTCTGTCTGTATTTGATATATTATTAATCATCAAAAGACATTTGACTATAGATTTTCCAGTTTGTTCTGAATAAGAATATCCTTCTGCAAAAGATCCATCATCTCTGCATGCTATTTTAGCAGACAAGAATAAAACAATCCCTAAATTATACACATCCAAATAATCTGAATTTTCGAGTACCATTGGAATGGTAATCAATGAAATATTCGGTTCCATCCACTGATTGGTATTTGGTTGTCCTACAACAGGACCTCCAGTAATAGTTCCCCTTGTATACCAAGCAATAAGTTCTTTCCAATTTAAAATCAAATTAAACATTTCATGTTTTAGTGTAGTTTTTAATTTGTTTATAACGGTTTGATTTATTCCAGGTTTTAAATCAGCTGGAATTTTTTCTATTATGTGTAATGCGAAACATATTGGTTGTGTTATCCATCCACTTGCTAAATATGCACCATCGTCTATTTCCGAATCTTCACACAATCCGGATGGCGAACCTCTCGTAATTAAAGTCCAACCTTTTCTTTGAAATTTTATATTTCCATCTTTTTTATCTGTATATTTTGATATTTCATTAAAAATGTCATTAATTTTATTAATTAATTCTGCTCTTTGCTGAGCATTGATCTCGGTAGAATATAAAGACACTACCAATTGTGGTAGGTGTGTTTGATGCCAATAACCTTGCATAACATCTCTTTCAGCCCTTATATTTTGTATTGCTTGTGCAGTACAGCCTTGGGTAAA